TTAGAATGGTTTAATAACACTTTCCCGCATTTACGCGGCCTCCTTTACCACGTACCCAACGGCGAGAAACGCGACCCCGTTACCGCTAACAAATTAAAAGCTATGGGAGTCGTAGCCGGTATACCGGACATCGTTTTTCACTTTAGGGCGCGGACTTACTTTTTCGAGTTCAAAAGACCCGAACAGGGAACAGCCTCGGAGGCTCAGTTAAAAATACATAAGATGCTCGACCAACAACGTTTTACCGTTTGGATAGTCGACAACGTGGCCGACTTCAAATATTTGATAAACGGGATAGTCGAGGACGAGAGCGAACAGTTTACCCTAGGAACGACAAAAGAGGACTATTTCTATAAGCATAAGGTCTACTCTTATTTGTACAGCCTAGGAGACGCCGAGGTCGTGGGAGTCGCCGACGTTTGCGAGGAGGAAACCCGCCAAAAATTTGTAAATTGCGTAACCGACTTTATGGTCGAGGGGTTCGACAAGCTCGAGGGATTCGAGATTTTGTTTACACCCGATTACGAGGCCTTTTATAAAAAGCAGAAAACGTCGGAGCGTGAAATAATCTATAAAGGTAAAACCGTTATTTAATGGAAAAGAGAAGCACATTATCGCCAAACTATTGGGAGGAAAGAAAACAAAACGGGCTCGCCGCTTTAGGCCGCCCCAAATCACTAGAGAGCCCCGCCCAGCTTTGGGCGCTTGCTTGTGAGTATTTCGAGCAGACCGACGCGACCCCGTGGGAGCGTACGGACTTTAAAGGGAAAGAAAACGAGCGCGTGAGCATACCCACCGACGCCCCCTATCTTTGGTCGGGTTTCGACGACTTTTTGTTCTCTAAAGGGATTACAAAGTCTCTTAAGGATTACAGAACAGCCTCGAGAAACCCCGACTATCGAGAGGGAGCCTACAAGGATTTTTCGGAGGTCGTCACGCGCATAGATAACGTAATGACCACGCAAAAGGTTTCCGGCGCGCTCGTGGGCGCTTATAACGCCAACTTGACCGCGAGGCTCGAGGGATTGGCCGATAAGACCGAAACCGACGTTAAGATCGTAGACGAGACAAAAATCGGATTCGAATGATAAGCCCAAACGAACTACTAAACGACATCGCCGAGAGCATCGCGGCGCGCCCGTGCAAAATGGAGCGCCTAGCGCGCCGCGATTTCCTCGAGGGCGTCGAGCTTGTCAGTATCTTTGCCCTCGTGGACATGCTAGAGCGCGAGCGCGCCCTTTATTACCGAGGCGCTAAAATGTATATTTATAGCGTTTGGGCTCGCGAGAACCTACTAGTCGAGCCCAAAAAGAACAATTAACCCCAAATACAACAAAATGAGAACATTCCCACAAATCAAAAGCGACGTACTACTTAGCATCGACGCGAACCCGTGCACCCTCTCGGAGCTGAAAAGACGGGATTTCCTTCGTATATTGCCGGCCTCGAGCCTGTTAATTATCCTTAGCTCTTTGAAGCGCGATAATGAGATTTTCGAGGCTCCCGACGGTACGTTAAACAAGGTCGTCGACTAGAAAAACCGCAACCGGAAAACGCCTTTTTGCTTACATATCGAAAGCGGGGGCGCTTTTCTATTATTACCAATAATAAAAGTCGTATTATAGTGTTCTATAAGAACCATTATGTAAAATAGAACGTAAATTTTAAACATTATCGCAAAATGTCTACAACAAAAAAAACGGGGTGCGAGCGCTCCAAATGCACCCATAACGGGGCGCAAAAATGCAATTTAAAAAACCCCGAAACTTTCCGGCATGAGGGCTACCTCGATTGTCTAACCTTTAAACCCGCCGCCCAATGACCGGCGAGCACGAGTGCACGCGCTGTTTTTGGGTAAAATGTGCGAATGAGTTCGACGGTTCACAGCCGCGTATCTGCGACGAATGTCTCGAGGAGCGAGCCGAAATCCTATCGGAATGGCTCGAGCTAAACGATTAACCTTTTCCCGCCGCCTGTTTAACCCGAATTTTTTCCACCTCGTTAACGAGCTGCGAAATATCGGGCGGCGCTTTGTGTTCGCTTACGGCGGGTCGTCGAGCGCGAAATCGTACTCGTATGCTCAGGCGATTTTAATATATTGCTGTTTAATCGAGGGTAGCGATACCCTCGTTTTCCGTAAGGTCTCGGCCAATATCGAAAAGAGTATTTATAAAGATTTCGTAACGATTATTAACAGCCTAGGCCTCGGGGAGTATTTCGAGTGCCAAAAGCTAAAGATAAAATGTTATAACGGGGCGGTTATCGATTTCAGCGGCATAGACGACCCCGAGAAAATAAAGGGTATCGCCAATTATAAGCGCGTACTTCTCGAGGAACTTTCCGAGTTCGACCTCGCCGATTTTAAGCAAGTGCGAAAGCGGCTGCGAGGTATGGAGGGGCAACAAATACTCGGGGCGTTCAACCCGATAGACGTCGACCATTGGATTAAAACGGACGTTTTCGACAAACAGGACGAGAACGCCCTCGCGAGCTCGCTATCGCGCGCCGAGCTCGTTAGTATGGGCTTTGGCGACCTGTACGACGACGGCGACGCGTTCCATGAGATTACCCAAAAGTGGGAGGGCGCGCCCGTGACCGTTAAGGGCAAACTTTACCCTCCAAATTTGGTCGTCCTAAAATCGACCTATTTAAATAATTTTTGGGTTTCCGGCTCGCCTTGTAAGACGTTCGGCTTTGAAGATATTCAAACGATTGCCGATTTCGAGCAGGACAAGCGCGAGGACTTCGACTTTTATTCGATTTACGCCCTCGGTAATTGGGGCAAATTGAACCGCGGCGGCGAGTTCTACAAGAAATTTTCGACCGCGCGCCACGTCGAGGCCGTCGAGCACGACCCCGAGAGGAGCTTGCATTTAACGTTCGACGAGAACGTAAACCCCTATTTGACCCTAGACGTGCACCAACTCGACGGGCTCAGGGCGACCCAGATCGACGAGATTTGCTTAGTCGACCCGCTTAACACGCTCGACGAGACCCTTAAGGAGTTTAAACGTCGCTATCCCGACAACGGCAATACAATATACATTTACGGCGATGCCACCTCGAAAAAGGCCGACGCAAAGCTCGAGAAGGGCAAAAATTTTTACACCCTTATCGAGAACCGGCTCAAAGGCTGGGGCTACACGTTCCAAAGGCGCGTACCTCCCTCAAATCCAAACGTCGAGATTCGCGGCAACTGGTTAAACAAAGTATTTGCCGAGCGCCTCGACGGTATCGACATCGTAATCGGCGGCAACTGTTTAAAAACGATAGGCGACTATAATTATCTTAAACAGGCGAGCGACGGAACGAAACACAAAGAGAAAACCCGCAACCCAATGACAAAGGTCACTTATGAGAAGTACGGCCACAATAGCGACGCCAACGACTATTTTTATACCTACGTTTTCGATAAATCGTTCAATAACTTTCGAACGCCCGCCGGAAACACTAAGGGGCGCGTCTCGAAAAGGGTACGCAAAAAGGCCTATTAAGGCTAAAATTAACTATATTTGTTAAAATTAAAATTATGATTTATTTAACTGAGGCGGCGCTCGCTTTGCGTATTGCGTCGGGCGATTTGGACGTTTTAACGGACGCCTACGACCGCGACGTCTTACTTAACGGCGCGGAGCTCGACGCGATTAACGAGGTTACGTCTTACCTCGCTATAAAATACGATACCGACCAAATCTTTAATATTGAACAGCCCGAAAGCGACAAAAGCGCGACCATAAACCGCATAGTCGCCGACATAGCTATTTATAACCTCTCAAATCTTATCAACTCGCGAAACATTCCCGAGAGCCGCATTAATTTGCGCGACGACGCGATTAAATGGCTTAGCGCTATCGCAGACCCGCGCGGAAACATAACCGCGCCCTTTTTGCCGCCGCGGGAGTACGCCGACAAAAGCAAAGGCGACATAAGCTGGGGCGGGCGACCTAAAAACAAAAATTACTACTAATTATGGAAATCGGAAATTATCGCATAACATCAAAGGGCGTCTATAACATCGCGTCGCGGGAAAAGTCGCTACAAAGCGCCCGCAACGCTGCAAACGCCGAGTATAAACGTAAGGCGCGCAAAACGAGCGACCGAATAGTTAAGCAGTCGCTCACGAGAATGACCGCGAGCATTAACCGCTGGCAATCGGCAAGGCAGACCGCCGAGTCGGTCGTTATGCCCGACAATACCGAAAAAATACGGGTTTATCAGGACATCGAGATCGACGCCCACCTTTGGGCGCTCATGCAAACGATACGCTTAAAGGTTATGGCAAATAAATTCAGCCTGTACACCTCGGACGACAAGGTCGACGACGACGCGACGAAAAACTTTAGAAAAAAATGGTTTCGAAATATCATAAAAGAAACCGTCGACGCGGACTTTTACGGGTTCTCTCTCGTACAGCTCGGCAATATTGTACAGGGCTGTTTTATCGAGGCCAAAATAATACCGCGGCAATACGTCGTACAACAAAAGGAGGGCGTTAAAAAGAGCCCCGCCAACTCTCAGGACTTAATATATTTTGACGACCCGAGCTTTAAAAATTGGCTCGTGCCTATCGGCGACGCCGACCATTTGGGAGTACTCGACAAGGCCGCGCCCTTAGTGATTAAGAAAAAAGAGGTTATTTCGGCATGGAGCGAGGCCGCCGAGGTTTTCGGTATGCCAATACGTATCGGTAAAACCAATATACAGGACGCCGAGGCCAAGGCCAATATGGAAGATATGCTCGAAAATATGGGCTCGGCCGCGTGGGGCGTTTTCGACGTCGAGGACGACATCGAGCTCAAAGAGGCGAGCAAATCGGACTTTTCGAACATGTACGACAAGTTTATCGAGCGCGTAAACTCGGAGCTTTCGAAACTTGTCCTTTTGCAGACGGGAACGACCGACGAAAAGAGTTTCACGGGCGCGGCCAACGTGCACGAGAGCACGTTAAAAGACGTTATCGAAAGTTATATTATAAAGGTCGAGGACATCACAAACGAGGTAGTAATCCCGCTTTGTGTACGGCATGGCATTTTGCCGCTGGGCGCTTACATGAAAGCCGATAACGAGCAAAAGGTCACATTAAAGGAAATGTTCGACATGGTCAAAGAGCTGTTACCCTCTTACGATATTTCGGAGGACTGGATTAGCGAAACCTTCGACATTCCTATCGAGGGCAAAAAGGAGGTTAAGGAACCCGAGCCCGTGGGCGCAAAAACCGACAAAAAAGAGAGCCTCACAAATATAATGAAGGCCGTCTCTAAATTATACCCTCAAAGCAATGAGTAATTTTCTAGGCTGGTCAGAGGCCGACATCGAGAGCCTAGTCGAACTAATTTATAGCGGCGAGATCAATCCCTCGGCCTTGCCCGTCGGCCTGTACGACAATATTCTCGACCGATTGACCGACGCCGTTTTTGAGGGGCTGGGAGACATTACCGAGGACAAAAAGGCCAACCTTGCCCTTAAAATGTTTAGGAACGTGAACGTTTTCAGCGCCGCTAAGGTCGCGAGCCAAATTTCGGACATGAGCGAGCATTTACTCGACGCGGCGGGCAACAAAGCGCCCTTTGCCGACTTTAAAAAGGCGGCCGGCTCAATCTTTGGCGAGTATAACGAGAATTATCTTAAGACCGAATACAATACGGCTATTTCGTCGGCTCAGAGCGCGTCGCGCTGGGTCGACATCGAGGCAGACGCGGACGCTTTGCCGCTCCTTAAGTACTCGACATCGGGAGACGAGCGCGTCCGCGACTCACATCGCGACCTCGACGGGGTCGTTAAGCCCGTGACCTCCAAATTTTGGGATAAGTTCTACCCTCCAAATGACTGGAATTGTCGCTGTATAGTTGAACAGCTCGAGGAGGACGAGGAACCGGTTACGCCGACCCAGCGCGGCCAAATTAAGGAACCGCCCGCGCTTTTCAACGGGAACCCAGCGAAAACGGGCTATATTTTCGACGAGAGCGTACACCCATACTTTAAGGTCGCCGACAAGTACAAGCTCGAAAAATTGACCGGCGAAACGCCTCGGGTTCCGACGTTACCGATACCCAAACCGATACCCAAACCAATACCCAAACCGAGAAGTAAACCCACGCCGAAACCCGCGCCGATTACGAAAATACCGCGAAAGCTCAGGAGCAAAAAGGCCGCCAAAGAGTTTTTAATGGAGCACGTAAAGGCCGAGAGCGGTATCGACATCGCGGGCGTAATATTCTCGGGCAAACTATCGACCGCGGACGCTGTACGGCGTACCGAGCAGCTCGCGAGCCTTTTTAGCGATTACAATATCGACGAGGCTATCGTTAAGAACCGGCGCGAGGTCAATGTCTCGTTTAAGTCGGGAACCCGTACCCTCGGAGTCGTGAAAAGCGCGAGAAACATAATGTCAAACGAATATTTTCACACGGCCTTTAATTTCGGCGACGACGTGGGTAGCGAGTCAAAGGACATTTTTGTCGACGGGGCGTCGGAATTTCGTTGGTCGTCCGCGCTCGACCTCGATAAAATGGATTTGGGAACCACGACCCACGAGTTCGCCCACATAGTCACGGGCTCGGATATGCCGGCAACCGCAAAGGCAACCGCCAAAACGAAAAACTTTTGGTCGGAAATCGCGACGCTCAGGCGCGAATATTTTAACGAGCTAACCGACCTCGTACATAAAGGAAAGCGCGTCGAGGCCTATCGATTGCACCTCGGGCGCTACTCGGAGACCAATATCGACGAGTTTCTCGCCGAGGGGTTCAAAGAGTACAAGCTATCGAGCAACCCGACCCCGTACGCCCAGCGTATCGGCGAACTTTTCGACAAAACCTATAAAAAATAAAAATTATGCAAGCAAGGAATTTAGTATGTTTTAGGTGCAAACATTGGCGCGAGCTCGCCGACGGGTGCGAGGCGTTTCCCGACGGTATACCGTCCGAGATAACCTCGGGCGAAAACGAGCACGAGAAACCCCTCGAGGGGCAAAAGAACGACCTAGTTTTCGTCGATAATGGCCTTTAATTTTAAGCAAAAGGTCGCCGAGTTTAAGCGCCTAGAGCACAACCTCCCAAAGATAATCGCCAACTCGGCCAAACGCCATTTTTTGAAGTCCTTCAAAGACGAGGGATTCACGGACGTGACCCTCTCGCCGTGGGCTAAGCGTACGACGCGCAATAGCAGCGACCGAAACAACCCAACAAAGCGACGCGGCCTTTTGATCGATTCCGGCCACCTGAGAGGCTCTATCGACGTGCGCGTCGCCCGCTGGGATAAGATAAAAATTTCGTCCAAAGGTATACCGTACGCGAAATATCATAACAGGGGCAAAGGAAACAACCCAAAGCGCCAATTTATCGGCGAGTCGTACGTTTTGAACGAAAAAATCAAAAGAACGATTAAAAGAAACATGAAAAAACTACTTAAATGAGTGCTAAACTAAATTTATACAAAGCCCTAAAGGATAGGTTAATAAACGAAACTTTCGTTAAAAAGCCGGCATTGTTTAACAGCCAATTTGCCAACCTCGAGCGAGAGAACGCCTTTTCGATGCCCGCGGCCTTTATCGAGTTTGCCGAGTTGCAGTACACGACAAAGGCTTTCGGGGTTCAAACGTGCGAGGCTGTTATTCGATTGCACATCGCGGCCTCGAGCCTTAAGAGCGACGACGAGGCGATTTTCTCACTTCTCGAGGACGTGAACGCGGCGGTACAGGGCTTCTCGGGCGACTTTTTTACGCCCTTTGCGCGTATTTCCGAGGCTCAGGACATCGACCACGACGTTCTAAACGTTTGGCTTTGTGAGTATGCGACTACCTTTTCGGACTATTCGGGAGACAAAAGGGGCGATTTGGTCGAGAAAACCGTTACAAATATCGATATTAACAAAAAAAGTACTCAGGACGTTACCGCGCCGCGTTTGCTGATTAAATAATTTTATTATATTTGTATCGCGATAATGTGACGTTTTTATTCAATTCAATTTGATAACGGCGAAACGAGCCCCGATAACCTCGGGGTTTTTTTATGCCCTATATTGACACAAAAAGCCCCGCATTAACGCGGGGCTTTATCAGTTCTCAGGGGTGAAAGCCGTTTAATTCTGCCTATTTCCTTCTTTAAATTCGCTCATGTATTGCGCCGCGCGCCTCGAGCTCGACCGTCTCGGCGTTTCCCTTAGCGATTAGGCTCGGGCTAAGCTCGAGGCCTTTTTTTACGCCAAATTGCGGGTTCTTATTAATGGCATTTATCGCCGCGGGCGCGTTTACCTCAATATTAAAACCGTTGGGAGTCCATTTAACAGCCATAACCGCCCGACCGTTCACGCTAAAGGACTCGATAGCGAACCGGCCGTCGCTCTCGCTACGACTAAGGACGCGGTCGAGCTTAAGGGAACCGTCGCGGAACTTCTCGCCGTCGTAACCAAATTCTTTGAGCTCGCGCTCTAGCTGGGCGTTAATGGAGCGCTCGGCGCTCTCGACGAAATCCTTTAATAGTTGGGTCGTCGTGTTTTTCTTTCTTGCTTTTTTCATGCGGTTTCGATTTCGATTTCGATTAGATAGTCTTTCCAAATTGTGGACTCAGACAAAAATAATTTAGTTGCCAGTTTTTTTGCGGTACTTACGGCGGTCGCGCCGTTTTTCCTGTTATTCATTTGATTTTTGACGTAACGAGCCCGTTTTTTAAGCGTCTTTGCGTTCCTTTTCATGCGGCGATAGTATTTGCGATAATATCCGTTTTTCACTGTAAAGACAAAACTAAGATTTTTTTAACACTTTAGGGGGTTCAATTTTAACTTATTTTTGGGTTTAATTATCGCCCAAATGCTAAGAAGTATATCTAATATCGATAAAAGCCGACTTTTCGGCGAGATTTTCGTTTATGACGAAATCGCCGACGACAAGATCAACGGCCAACTTTTCGCAAACGAAATGCAATACCTCGTGGACATCGAGCAGATTCCCGAGGTACGCGTCCGTATCAATAGCGTGGGCGGGAGCGTGGTACACGCTATGAGCATCTTTAGCGTGATTCGTAACGTAAACGAGACCGGCCGCGCGGTCGTGAATACCTATAACGACGGTTTGGCCGCCTCGAGCGCTGGGTTTATCCTTTTGGCCGGCGAAAACGTCTACTCGGCCGATTACGCCCGCTTAATGATTCACGGCGTAAGCACATCGAAAAACGACCTCTCGGACAACGACCGCGAGACCCTTAAGCAATTCGAGGGAATGATTACCGACGTTTTTGTCGCCCGTACCGGAAAGGACGCGTCCTTTTTTACGGATTTGCTCACAAACGGCCGCGATAATTGGTTTACAACGCCCGAGGCTGTTATCGCTGGGCTATATAAGACGGAAAATATAGAAAATACGGGTCTCACAATGGATTTGCCCGAGAACTTGTCGCGCGTCGCCTTGGCGGTGCAGAACAGGACTCAAAAAATCATAAACGATAATAAAAACCCTATTAAAATGAAAAAAGTAACCGCTCTTTTGAGCTTACAAGAAGGGGCAAACGAGGAAGCGATTTCTCTAGCCGTATCAAATGCATTAAACGCTGCCCAAACAGCGGGCGAAAGTTTGACCGCTATTCAAAATAAATTGACCGAGCGCGACGCCGAGCTTTTGGAGGTTAAAAATAAATTGGCCACGGCCTTAGACGGCGAGTCGCTGAGCGTTGTCGAAAACGCCGTAAAAGAGGGAAAACTTAACCCGAAAAACGCGGCCGAAAAGACCGTTTTAGTTGACCAATGTAAAGGAGACATCGCGGGCTTTAAAAACCTTTTGTCGTTTATGCCAACGGTCGCGAATAAAATCGCCGCCCACATCGACAACTCAAAAGAGGACGCGTCCGGCCTTATGGCCAAAATCGAAAACAAAACGTTCCGCGAGCTAGAGCGAACCGGCGCGGCAATTCTTAAGGAGGTTAAAAATAGCCTACCTGAGCAATACGCGAAACTTTATAACGAGCAGTACGGAACGACCAAAACGGCCGCCGAGCTCAGCTAATTAAAACCAATCAATAACCCCCAAATTATAATAAAAATGAAAAAATTATCAGTAAAACGAGTTATTTTAAACATGGTCTTAGCCTTGGTTATAGGCTTTGCCGTTATGCCCTTAGTGGGCGCTTTACCGGCGGCGCTTGTTTCCGGCGCTATCTTTTCCGGAGGTACGCTTTTGTCTATCGCTTTGGGAGCCCACGCGAGCGCGGGCGTCCTGAAAATGGCATTACAAACCGAGGTATGGGTTAAGGATATACAAGAAACGCTATTCGAGGAAAACGAATTTTTGAATTTGGCCGTCGATCACAGCGAATTTTTAACAGACATTACGGTACATATCCCACAATCGGGAGCGAAACCCAACGTCGTTAAAAACCGTACGGAAAACGTCGCAGAAGTGAAAAGACGAACCGATACCGAGTTAACCTATAATTTGGACAACTATACGACCGACCCGTTCCTCGTTAAGAATATCGAGGAGCTGCAAATTTCCTATGCAAAACGTCAAAGTATACTAGGCCAACACATCGCGACCCTAGGCGACGTTATCGCGGTCTCTACCCTTAACAAATGGGCGGTAAGCGGTTCGACGACCCACGTATTACGCACAAGCGGAGCAGATACAGCAATGATGCCACACGCAACGGCAACCGGAACGCGTAATTTATTGACCGTACAGGATTTGGCCCTCGCGGCGGCTCGTATGGACTTCGACAAAGCCCCTAAAAAAGGGCGTTTTATCGTTGTACCGACGGCGATGTTTTACGGCCTGTTTACCGATAAGGAGCTGTTAAACCAAAGGGCGCTAATCGGCGAGGACATGCTAAAAGCGGGCGTTGTTGCAATGCTACACGGTTTTAAAATTATCGTTCGCGGCGAGGTAGTTCGCTACACAAGCGCGGCCGGTAACGTCTTAAGAGCATCGGACGCAGCCCCAGCGGCCACCGATTGCGCGGGCGCGATTTGCTTCTCTCGCTTTATGGTAACTCAGGCGGTCGGCGAGGTTATGGTCTACCTAAACGAGAAGGACGCGCGGGCACATGGAGACATTATGTCGGCCGAGGCCAACCACGGCGCGCACTTTTTACGACCTAACAACGTCGGGCGCGTTTCAATCGCTCAGACTTGGACAGCCGAGGCGTAAGCATCTTAAAATAATCTATTAATTAAAAAGGCTCGGCTCGTTGGGTCGAGCCTTTTTTTATACATAAAACAGAATGAACGATATAACATTTACACGCGGACGCGGCGGCCTAGGTCGGGCACTAGCGGGAAAAGATCACTTTTCCGGTATCGCTATCGCAATGACCGGCGCAAACATTCCCGTGACCTTGGAGGGCGACAAATCGCTCGCGGCGCTATATTCAAAACAGGACGCCGACGACCTTTTGCTTACATATTCCGAGAATGTAGACGAAATCGAAATCGATGCTTTGCGCTATGCAATCGACACGGCGTTCGAGCAGAACGAAAAGGCGGTTATTTTCCTAAAGGTCGTGAACGCGACCGACGGCGCTACTTTGTCCGAGGCTGTTAAGGCTTTACAGGACGGCTCAGAGGGTCGCGTCCGACAAATTTTGGCACTAGACCCCGCGAACGACTTCGACGTCGCTAATATCGCCCCGCTGCAAGCCGTGGCCGATATGCTAGAGAGTGAGCACAAGCCGACCCAAATTATCTACGCGCCGAACTTTGTAGGCTTACTCGACCCCTTTTCCGAGGACTTACGGGCGCTAGACTGTAAAAATATAAGCGTTGCGGCCGGTATGGATGGCGGCGGCAAGGGAGCCGAGCTTTTCGGCGTATACGATAAGTCGTTCTCGATAGGCGGGGCGCTACTGGGAGCCGTAAGCCGTGCAAAGGTTAACGAGTGCGTCGCGTGGGTTCGCGAGTTCAACTTAAACAGCAATCCCTCGAATGAGTTCGACAAGGTTCGCCTCGGCGACGGTATCGAGCTGGTAAAAAAATCGGCCTCGGAACTTGACGCGATAAACGCTAAGGGCTTTGTCTTTTTGATTAAGCATATCGGCAAGGCTGGGAGCTATTTTAACGACTCTCATTGCGCTATTAAGGGAAACTCGGATTTTGCATTTATTGAGAACAATCGCACAATCGACAAGGCGGTTAGGGAGGCGCGCCTCTATTTGCTCGACAAATTGAACGCCCCGATTTACGTAAACGCCGACGGTACGTTAACCGAGGACACAATCGCGAGCTTTAAGAACGACGCCTCGAAAGCGCTCGAGAATATGCAACGAAATAAGGAGGTATCGGCCTTTGCCGTTATCATCGACCCCGCTCAAAATGTACTGAGCACGTCGACCGTAAAAATATCGCTCGAGGTCGTTCCCGTGGGCGTTGCAAGAAACATCGCCGTAAATATTGGCTTTGCGGTAAAAATATCTAACTAAGACAAAAACAGAAAAAAATGATACCACTAATTAACGGGAAAGCGTACAATTATGCTCAGGTAGTCGTCCGAATATTGGGCGCTCCCTTAATATCGGTCTCGGCGATAACATACGCCGAGACTCAGGAAAAGGTTAACAATTACGGCGCGGGAGGCCGCCCCGTCTCTCGCGGTCACGGAACCGTTAAGGCGACGGCCTCGGTCACTATCTCAATGAATGATATTGAGGCGCTGAGAGAGGTCGCCCCCGAGGGCTCGCTCCTTAAGATACCGCCCTTTGACGTCGAGGTAAGCTACCTAAACGAACAAAAGGTCGTTAACCACGTCGTAAAGTCGTGCGAGTTCCTAGAGGACGGGGTCGAGACTCAGGTCGACGATACCGACATTAAAAGGGCGTTTCCGCTCATTCCGTCGCATATTAAATGGTCTTAGTCGATTTTTTTGCTTAATTTTAGCGAGAATTATCTTACTAAAAAAAAGTTAAAATATGTCACAAATTAGATACGAAATAGAGGTCGAGGGCGCTAAGGGATTTTTAGCGCCTTTGTCTTTTCCGGTCGCCGAGGCGGCGCTCGGGTTTATATTTTCCGAAAAGCCGAAATATTTAACCGCGGGAGCCATTATTTTAAATTCGCTTTGGGTCAGGGGCTCGGAAACGCTCAAAGAGGGCGGCGAGAATTACGACGCGGCCTGTATGCAAGCCTATGCGACCGTTAACGGGCTGGGCTACTCCCACGAGGACGGGGTTATCTCGATACCGCATTTTAAAACGGACAAAGAGGGCAATAAGACCCCGAAAGTCTATAAATGCGAGCTGGGCGACAAATTGAACAGGGAAACGCTCGAGGACTGTTTGTCGCTAATTATGCCGAACGTCGGGAACCCTTTGCCGTTAACAGCCGGAAAAATGGCACTTCTTGACAACTGGAAAAGCGGCGATAAGGAAATAAAAACAGACCCCGAGCTCCTTATTTGCGCTTGTCTCGCCTGTTATTACTTAATACAGCTCAAAACCTCGAGCATAAAAAAGGTTTAAGTCTTTATCGGCTAAGCCTCGAGAGCGCCGACGCCGACGAAATTCGGAAAATAAACGCGCTTTTGAGGTTTTACTTCAAGATTGACCCCGAGTCTTTGAGCGATAACGACTGGTTTAAACGCTGGGGCGAACTTAAATTTTGTCTCGATTTGGAGGCTAAAAAACGTGAAATGTAATGTCGAACAATAAGGAAACATTTATAATA